AACCATGATAGGCATGATGGTTATGGTTTTGAGTTTTATAGCAATGGTTGCGAGGATAATTCTAGTAGTTTAGAAACTGTCATTGAAGACCTAGGGGAACTCGAAGAGTTCGAGGAGGCTGATGAGACCCTTGATCAGGATACTAGTGATTGGGGTGATAATATGAATATCTTTGAGGTGCATGAGCAACTCTCATCCCTACCCATTGAGCGAGCAAAGCAACTTATTACTCACGTGATCAATAAGACATACATTGATACTCACAAAGATTTCAGGTATCAACTTAAAGAGTTGGCTTACCACTATGGCTTACCTGAGATAGTTGACAATAACTGCCTATTCAATGAGGTTAAAGTCGTAAACGTGGGGGACTAACAATGACTGAAGAACAGAAAAAACTAGTCGCTGAACTTGAGGAGTTCTTACTCAAACTAGGTAGTGAGCCAATCACCATAGGTATGGGGAGGATGGATGAGTCCTTTCAGATGTTCCAAGATGAGTTCAGGTTCGATATAGATACTATGACAGGCGCATGGACATGGTGGATACCTAATCACAGCCTAACAATCAGATGTACACTAGGATGGGATGAAGAGTGGCAACTACCTTTTGAGGTAGAGAAGGTAGAGCTACTACACATGGACAGGATGATCGTGGGGACATTAAGACCCTACCAAGATTAGTGAACTTCTACTTCAACTCTCTTAATCGGATGTATAGTGATTGGTTGAAGAAACAATAATAAACAAAGGATAATAATAATGAATAACATAGTAGAGAAAATTAAAAAGCTATTGGTTCTCAGNGAGGACAAGAGCAATGAGCACGTAGCCGAGTTAGCTTCAGCTAAGGCTCAAGAGTTAATCGCAGAGCATAATATTAAAGAGATAATGCTAATTAATGATGATGATGACTCTGTCACTAGGGAAGACCCTAAGTGGCAAGGGTATATCTTCCGTAGTAATAAGTGCGCTACTTGGAAGGTCAACCTCTGTAGTGCCCTTGCGAATGCCAATCAAGGTAGGGTTGGGATAACTTCAGGGATAGGGGTTAAGTTTCTTGGCGCAAGAGTAGACTACGATTTAGTCTGCGCAATGTTCACATGGATAAGCGAGCAACTAAATGATATGGCAAAAAGGAAGACTCATGGTAGCGTTGAGGCAAACAACTATCGAAGGGGTGCTGTATCTACTATCAGGAAAAGACTAATGGAGGCTAAGAAAAAGGCTGAAGCTAAGCTAGAGTTGGATGCTATGATGGAAGAGAATGAAACAGGGATAGTGCTATATCAGAATGCCCTCACAGAGTTAAAAAACTACGATATTGCTGTTGCAGAGAGGGCAAGTAGTTTAATGTCAGGATCATGGAGAGGGGGAGCATCCACATATAACCGATCTGCTTTCCAACAAGGCATAAAGGATGGTGAGTCTGTTAGCCTATCGGGTCACAGGTTACATGGATAAATGAATTATAGAATCCGAGAAGTCACTCGATTAGATGTAACTCCATTCGTAATTGATATTCACTATGCTCATCGATTCCCATCAGCATCCTACTACCTTGGGATGTTTGATGGGGATGAGTTAATTGGAGTCATTCTATATGGATCTCCACCAAGTCACTCCTTAACAATTGGGGTTTGTGGGAAGGAATACAAGCATGAGGTATTGGAGTTAAATCGATTGGTCTTAAAATATAATAGAAAGAATGAAGCAAGCTATTTGATTTCTAACTCCTTCAGATTACTTCCCAAACCTAGAATAATTATTAGCTATGCAGATACTAGTCAGAATCATCTAGGCAAAGTATATCAGGCAACTAATTTTATCTACACAGGATTGAGTGATAAGAGAACAGAATGGCAGATGGTTGAAGAGACAATCAAATCTGATGATATGTTTATGGATTATGAAACGACCAAGTCGCTTCACTCCAAGACAGTTACGGAAAGATATAGCTTAGAATATCGACAGGCAAACCCTGATAAATTCAAGGTTGTAGATCGGCCACGTAAGCACAGATACATTTATTTTCTTGGTAGTAAAACCGAGAGAAGAAACTACATGAATAAACTAAATTACAAAATACAAGATTACCCAAAGAAAGGATAAATTATTATGACATATTACAGTAGAAGTATAGATAACAGAACAGTAGCTAACATTGGTAGGGATTTCATGAAAAAGAGAATGACCTACCAACATCTTAGTGTAAAATACAAGCTACCAATTAGAGACATTAAGTTTCATTTAAGTAAGCAATTGGAAGTCCCTGAAGAAAGTTTAATTTCGATGAGAAGTTTAAAACGTAAGGCAGATAATTCTAAGCAAAGAGTAACGCCATCCAAGACTATCAGGATGGTCATTGATGTACTATCATATCGATTAGAACTACTAAATAGCACTGAACCCTTGGAGTCAAAAACACTTCAGGAAATTGGTGATGATCACGGAGTAACTAAGCAAAGAGTTGAGCAGGTCGAATTGGCAATTAAGAAATATTTATTTATTAAAGAATTAGAAATGAGTGGTGATAAATGAGTATTGTAACATACTTATGTCTTGTCTTTGTAGTAATCATATTAATAAGCCTACTTTATTCGGACTGATGAGTAAGCAGAATAATAATGATAATGATGAGTTCTTAATAAAAGTATTAATGAGCCTATCATTCTTTTTTACATTCAGGATAATCAAATGGATGTTTAGCAGAGGTTGGTTTAACAGGTTTTTATAAACAGATAGATAAGGGAGTGACTTAACCAACCCCGTACCCCCCTTTAAAAGCGTTTCGTTTTGAGACATGAGCCTAGACCCTCGTGATCAATCGAAACGCTTTTTTGGTGCTTTCGGGAGGCTAATTNAACCTATTGGGTAAGTTAACCTTGAANAGTCCATGAGCCTTATCAAAGTCCAACAACTCATCCAACCCATTTTGTCCACCTCTGTTCTTGGCNATGTTACATTTGATAACCTCTGTGGATTCTAGCGAATCTTCCTCATCTTCTTTGTGAATGGAAAGAAGCATAGCAGTATCACAATCCTGTTCGATTGCCCCTGACTCACGGAGATCGGATAACATGGGATCTCGATTGGCTGTCTCTAGGTTTCTATTTAATTGGCTTAGGGCTAAGATGGGAACATCAAGTTCCATCGATAATTGCTTTAATGACCTCGATATAAAATCGACCTCCTGAGTCCTTGACTTGAATCCATGAGCTGACAGGAGTTGGAGATAATCAATTACTGCGAGTCCTAAATCACCCTTTGCTCTCTCTTGGAAGAGGAATGCTCGGAAGGAATCTAATGTCGCTTTGTTATCATCCTTGAAGGTCAGGGGAAGATTACTCATACGTTTAACACTTTCCTCAATCTTTTGCTGATGAGATTCAGTTAAATCACCTTTCTTCCTTGGGCGATAAACCATTGAGTCACGGACAAGCATACGACCTGCGCACTCAGTTGCAGACATTTCTAGGGAAGCATAAGCGACCCTGTATCCTTTGGAAGCAACCTGATGAGAGAACTGAATGGCAAGTGCTGACTTACCAATCCCCGGTCTTGCCCCTAGTGCATACAACCTACCCCTTTGAAAACCTCCACCAAATGCAAAGTCTAATGTTTTAAATCCTGTGGATACTGCTGTAGAGTTACCCTCATTGATGGCAAAGAATTCATCCCTTGCTTTCCTTACTGCACTACTCACCTTACTTTGCCCACTGCCTGACGATAGTGCCTTGGCCACCTTGCTATTAAATTGACCTGCTATGTTTTCAACTGAAGTCCCTTGGTTAAGTGAATCCATTGCCTCCTTGAGAGCCAAGTCAGTTATCCTCTGATTCCTTGAGGAAACCAATTGCTCAACATAACGGTCAACCTTTCCCCCACCATAACGCTCACTTAGAGCTAAAGCTTCCTCAGAGCATTCAGGTAGTTCAATTGAAACATCAACTTCATTGATATCATGCTTCTGATTAATGAGGTTAAATATTTTCTGATGAGCCTCAGATGAGAAATCAGATTCAGTGAGTAGCTCACAAGCTTTGGCACTTGATAGCCCACTCTCATCCCTTAAACACGCAGATAATACTGCCTGTTCTGATACCTGATAATCCATCAGTCTAAGGAGATTCGATTAACCTTAGTGGATTTGCTAGAGGAGGGAACTTTATCCTTCAGCCAATTTCTACAGGCATTCCTGTAGCAAGCAATCCAATCGACATATTTCTTGTCACCTGCTTCAGCCCAATTACGAAAATACTCAACTGCCCTCCTATGGTCAAGGTTCTCATCGCTTGCGATGGTTACCGGGGGATTGAAGTCTTTAGGGATAGAACAAGCACGTTTTTTGGGAGTTACCTTTTTTTTCTTTTTTTCTATATAATTACTAGTAACTTCCGAAGGAAGTGTCGCGCGTACGTGAGGGATATCGGCTAAAATGTCCGCATTTTGTCCACATTTTGTCCGCAAAACTTCCACATTTTGTCCGCATTTTGTGGATAGAATATCTGCGAAAAGTGAGCGGATTGCCGAGGTAAAGGTAGAGTATCTATCCTTATTATTATCATAATATTCATGTAATTTATCATGTAATTCATTATCAATTCTTATCCTAATTTCTTTTTTCATTTCATTATTCCCAACTCTTGTCGTTTAATAGTTTAATTAAATCATCTAATTTACAGGTAAAAAGTATGTCTGCATTATTCTTTTTATGGATAACACATGGTGGTTTTTCTCCTGAATCTTTGATTGATTGTAGCATAGCATTGTATATATTTAATTTCTCAACTGCCTTGCACTCTATGTGAAAAGGAAAGTCGCTACTGACCACATCAGGTGAGTCAGGACTCCCTGCGAATTGCTGTCCGCGCCTCGCAGGAAATCCATTATCACTTAATATATGTGCAACTTTACGCTCAAACGCTTTTCCTTTTCGATTTGCGTTTATTTTTTTTGCCATCTGTTATTGCCTTAGTTACCTCATTTATATCGTATAGGGTTTCTCTCCCTACTATTTGTTTATTTAGTCCTACGATGTACTTACTTATCGTGTTCCTTGACATCCTGAAGTGTTTCGACAATTTAGTAATCGACATCTTTCCTTGAATAAATTTATTACTCATATCAAGAATTTGTACACTATCAGGGTAACCTTCCCATACACCCGATTCCACACATTTTGCCCATTTAACACAGGCTTCCTCCATCATAGGAATATATTTATCTACATCCTCATTGGATATTTCGTATATACCTGTAAGGTATGGTGGAGTTTTTTCTACCGCAAAGAATATAAATCTTTTCGGGTCTTCCCCACATAATCTTAATCCATGCAGATACCATGCGGCCTGAAAAGCATAACCATATTTATGCACACTTCTCTTGAACTCTTTTGGGCTTGCATCAGTTGTGGATTTAAGATCGATGATTGTTCCATCTGATGGGCAGTAATAGTCGGGTCTGACTTTGCACTTTGCTCCCATTAGCTCAAAGAATCCTGTACCTTCAATTATCTTATCAGGTTCAGATAAATAACTCTCTAAGAATGGATGCTCCTTTGCTTCCTCTGACATTTCTATCACCTTATCCCAATCAGATGGACTCAACCATCTTTTTTGTGGATTTGACTTTTCAATCAACCCAAACGCCTCCTTGTAATGATTTGTTCGAGAAGACTGACCATCAATTTCGCTTGGCTTTACGGCATACTCTTCATCAAGCTTGTAAGCCTCAAGTGTAGCAGTATGAAACGCTCCACCAATAACGAAATGAGGGGCATCAGTTTTTGTTGTTTGTTGTTTGTGTCGCACAAGCTTTGGGCAAGTGCGCAACATATCGAATGCTGTGCTCCTACCCAATTCAGGTCTTGAGTGATACTCGTTATTACTTATATCAACCTGTAGCATTGTCCTTGATTTGTTTCAGGGTAATATCAAAACTTGACCTTTGCACTTCCTCACCATCGGATTTACTAATCTTTGTTGATACATGATTACGATTGCTCCTTTTAAGGTGATGGCAATTAAGTACATCTTTCAATTTTGTATGAGCAATCCTAGGATCGTGACCATCTAATAGATACCTGTGTAATGCATCCATTGTTTCAATAGCTTCTGATACTAAACCATCAAACTCATATTTCGATGGATTATTATGTACCTCAATACAAAACTTACTCATGATTCAGGTAATGGGTCACCACCATCAAATAATGCTTTTGTGTCAATAGTGGTTGATGCAAGTTTTTGCTTAACTTCATCAGTCAACTCCTTTTCCTTACATGGTGTGACCTCGTATTTTGTGAGTAATTGCTCACCCTCCTTCTTTACTTTGATATCATAGGCACGTGGATCTCCCCATTCAGGATCATTGGCTAACTCACGAATTTTTGCCCTTATGGTTGCCTGAGTAATATTCCAAATCTGAATCGCTTCAACTTGATAATTCCAAACAGGAACTGCCATGAATACCTTCGGGTCATCATTGTAATCTAATTTAGGCGCATCTGCCTTTAAATCCCAACGATGAACTTTTTTATTATTTTCTCCATCACCTGTCCATCCTTCTTTACCGAAGATTAGTAATCCATCATCCCCTCCACCAAGCAAGCGAAGTCGATTGTCACCATCTTGCAGTTTTACGTATTTTCCGACCTTAGCCGGTTCTTCATCAATGTTATCTAAGAATCCCATAATATTATTTCTATATGTTTTAGTTATGCCCTTTTGGGCGAGAGATTGCACATAAACAAATAATGCACAAATATGTCAACACATAAAAAAGCTACCCCCTCTCAGAGGTAGCTACATAATAGGATAATATTATGATAATGAATTTAGTTTTACATTACTTATAATAGGAGCGGTGTCAAGGGTTACCTAAACCTGCCTGTTCTTTTGAGAATCTTTTTATTTATAGGAGTTATATTTCTCAATGCCTTCATTCTGTCAGCATCGCTCAAATTAAGATATCCCTGAATCGTATCTAATTTATATGAGCCGACATTAAATTTAGGTTGTCGAGATGCTTTTTCATAAGCTCCCATTATTTTTATAGGAGTGTTACCCTCTTTTAGCGACTCATCAATGCTTGCAAAAAGTTTTTTATTATTTGAATCCCTCCCTTCGATTTCATAAGCCTCTCTGTAGTCAATAATGTCATTAAATTGTAACTTAGCTAGTAACTGCAAATCCCTTTTTCTTTTCAAGGTTTTTACTTCTTGCTTACCGCTTTGTTCTAATAATTCTTTCATCAAGCTTGGATCTTGCACAGCTTTGACAAGCATTTTCTGTATCTTTAAATTGGGCATCTTACTGACTATAGATCTACCTAATCTTGAACCTATATGGGCAACAATAAGATCATGTCCTATCGCACCCCCAAATACACTAAATGATGCTAGGCTTGCACCTGCCAATCTACCAAATGTATCAAGCACCATATCTTCACTTAACGCCTTATCAAGTAGCTCTCTTTGTTCCTCTGTAAGTGCTGTCTCTTTACCTGATCTTACGTTTAATAAATTTTCAAACTCTTTGGCTTTTTTTGATAAATCTGACAATGCATTTACTTGATCTTCACTTAAAACTTTAGTTCTTAGTAAATCTTGTCTTAATGTTTTGCCGTTAATTTTTTTATTTAAAATTTCATTTAACCTATCGGAGTCTAAAATTGTGCCTGATATTGAATTATCACCTTGCCCTTGCGTGTAGTTTTTTTGCGCCTTAGCTATAATGCTTTCTATAACAGATTGTTCAAAAGCTTCTGTTGCTTTTTGTGTATCAACCCCTTTAACTTTTTTATTACGAACCACATTAAAGGCCTTTTGCAAATTTAGACCACGCTGTGCTTGCATTCCCCTGTTATTAAATAGTATATCATTTGTAATATCGCTAACATCAGCCACATTAAACATTTTGCCAACCATTCCGTTGTTTTGATTTTGTATTAAATTTTTCGCTTGTTTTTGTAGGGCTTTATATAGCACGACCTGATTATTTTCATCTTGCAAAACATCATATATTCCAAGTTTTTTTAGCCCATCTTGATTTTTATTTATAAAATTACTCAAGGTTTGTGGATTAATTTCACCTGATGCTGAGGCAGAGGCGTTGGCAGCTGCATAGTAAAACTTAGCAAGTGGATCAGAAATTTTACCTGCTGTCATATCATCAAAGCTAGCTGCCCTAAATATATCATTGAATGAATGAAAACGACTTTGTGTACTTGGTGAAGATAAAAGTTTTTGCTCAAGAACTACGTCAGGCTCTTTGAATGTAGCACCTTGTCTAGTTTTCTTTGTTAAATCTCTTACTATTGGTATATCATAAAAATTATATTCATTAATTGTAGATTGATTAGCTAACTTCAATTGTTGATCAAAACCTTTAAGTTTATTTAAGTCATTATAAATTCCTGCTCGTAATTCCTGAATGGCGCGCATTAATTTAGGGGCATCAGGGTTATTAGAAATCGCTAAAGCGCGATATTGATCACCTAAAACACTTTTTGCATCTAGTAAATCACCTGTAGATAGTAAAGGCACTTTAGCCACATCAAAACCTTCTCCAATATTCTGCACTTCTCTTAGCTTATTAATTGCTGATGGTAATTTTATTCTTTCAAATAACTCAAACCCTAATTCATCAGGATCAATTTGTTTTTGTATAGCAGCGATGGTTTCATATGTAGTTGCATTTAAGTTTCTAGGCACATCTTGCCATGCTTGTTTTTCTGTTTTTGCTAATGCATCTTGTGTTTCTTTTAAAACAGATTTTACTTTCTGCCCTTTTTCTGCAACAAATTCAGGTTTCCCAAAATTTTGGCTAACCTTAGATAATTTTAATAATTTATGCTCTTGCCTTTGCAAAAATGCATTTGTTGCATAATTAAGCATTTCTCTTCTTGCTTTTACAACTAAATTTATTGTATCTAAATCTACATCTTTTAACCCAATTACATTCCTGTAGATTTCATCCATTTCTTGCATTTGTTTTAAGGTTTGCTTCCGTAATGTTTCATCAAGCTCGCCTTTACTTTGTTTTATTAATGCACCTTCTATGCCAAGTAGTATAGGATCTTTAGTTATTTGACCTGCAGATAAATCACTAGGTAGGTTTTTCTGCTTACCCATTGCCCTAGCAAGAGCGAGAGGATCACCACCTTCTTTCTGTATCGAGGTGTTTATTATATCGGCCGCAATCTTTTTTGTACCCTTTTCGCCTTGTAATTTTGTCGATACAAACTGATTTAACTTCTTGCCAAAAGCTTCAAGCGAACCCTTACTAAAATAATTCAAACCTTGCATAGCAGCATTACTTAACATCGGCAAGGAGGTTATAGCGATAGGAGATAAGGCACCTGCTAGTCTCGCATTGGGGTCACCGGGTTTTAAAGCTTCTGCTAAACCCTCTCCGTAAGCACTCAATCCTGCAATACTACCCTCTAGGCCGTAATACATATTTGGATTATCTACAACTTGATTAACTATATCATCAGCAATCATTTGTGCTTTATTTTTATACATACTTGGGGTCTTACGTATATTTGCAATTTGTTTGCCCCTTGCTGCTAATGATATAGGAAGAAGAAATTCAGCAGAAGTCATAAAAGCTTCTCCACCCACAGCATAGGGTCTTGTAGATGGTGGCATATCACCAAGTGTAGCAGGATCCTGATCGATATCCTGTAATGACCTTGATGGTTGTGATTCATAGAAACCCAAACCGAATGACTGTAATCCCTTACTAAGGTTCTTCGAGCCTAAAAGAGCATCACCTTTATCTATCCCGATAGTATTTGCTATAGACTGAGATATATCGAAAGCTGTACCTACTGTACCAGCAATAGCCTCCATGCCCCCCCTACCAATTGCACCAATTTTTTCAGCAGTAGAATCTTTGTCTACTATTTGCGCATTTAATTCAGCAAACTTTTCTGCTCTTATAGGAATTAGATTTTTTAAATTTTGCTCAGTAATTTTTAATTGAGGTTCACCACTAAGCACAAAATTTTCTTTTACAAAAGCATTTGATTCTTTGTAAACATCATCAATCTCCTTAAAATTCATGCGAAGCAACTCAGCTTCTTTATATATTTTATCTGACACACTCATAATTTTATCTACCGATGTTTTCTCTTAATATTTGTGCGTCTTCGTCAGTAATCTCATTCTTACTACCAAGGCTTTTTGATAAAGATCCTTCAATTCTACTTAAACCCATTAAATCTTGTTTAACTTCATTTGCAGTGCCGATCTGTTTCTGTGCTATTAAATTTGGTAACATTGCTTCAAGTTCCTTTCTTCTAATTTTTATTCCATCTAAAAGTTTCTCTGCTTTAGCTTTTGCTTCTATAGAACTATCACCAATCTCAAATAAATTATTATTGACTAAGTTCATTAAAAAATTAGAAGTTCTTGATCCTGCTATTTCTTTAGTCAACACAGATCTTAAAGGTAGATTGAAAGAATTAATTTTTGACTGTGCGGCAGATACTTTCTTTTCTTGATCAGTGCCGGGATCAATTAGAGGCACACCAAATGGACTATATTTGGAAACTTTTGCTATCCCTCTTCCAAATAGACCACCTAAGCTACCATAGAAATCGTCTGAATCTTCAGAGAAATCAAATGTATAAGCGTCTGTAAAATCTTCAGTCGCTTGTTGCGATGTATCACTCAACTTAGCAAGTGCTTCATTTCTATCAAGCTCTCCTCGTTTTAATCGATTTCCTAACTTTGTTGAAGTCGCTTCATCGGAATCTTTTGAATCAACCATAGAAACCCTATTACCTTCTTGTCTAAATAATTTATCACCTACACGAACGAGATTTGGCACAGGATTACCAAGTTCATCAAGAACAGGTACAACTGTCAATCCTTTTGCATCATTTTCTAAACCACGAGATTCTAAATCAAATCTACCCCTACTATATGAGCTAAATCCACGTTCATAATCTTGTATTTGATCTTGCGCGAACCTTTCTTTAATTTCTTGTAAACTCCGTATTGTATTTGCTAGTCTGTCGGATTCTTTTTGGAATTTAGCCCTTTGCTCAGGTGAATACTCTTCATCGCTTTTAACTTGATTGATAAAATCATAATTACTTTTTGCTAAGTCTAGTTGAGCTTGAGTATTTTTAAGATTTTCAGAATCTTGTCTCAATTGAAAGTTTCTTTCAGCTAATTGTTCAGCTTGTGCAGTACTACGAAGTTTTTCTGCCATGTTTCTTTCAGCTAATTGTTCAGCTTGTGCAGTACTACGAAGCTTTTCTGCCATATCGATATTTTGCAAAAACCTAATACCACCCGTTACTCTTTGTGATAATGGATTCTCAGGATCTTCTAAAAATTCAATTTGTGCATTAATATTATCACTCATGTCAGGTCTAAATTTACCAACCATCTTCAATGCATCAGTGATACCTTTACGCTCTCCCTCAAGCTCTTTGTTTCGCTTTTTAGTATCAAAGTAAGTACCAGCCAAGCCACTTACAGTCTGCCCTATTCTTTCTCCGACTTGACCTGCTACCTGTCCCCCTACCCTAATGGGTGAGGAGTCTACCCTCATTAAGCCCGCCTGTACTGTATCTCCGATTGCCATATTAATTATTCCTTCCCGCTAAGAATCCACCTGCTATTGAACCTAATCCACTTAACAATCCACTTGCCATTCCTCCTGCCGCCTGTTCCCGAGCCGCATAGGTGTTAGCATTATAATTTGCTCGGTTGGCATATTCTTGCATACCGATATTTACCCCGGCATCAGGATTTATCCTAGTAGACTGTTCTTGTGGTATTCCGAAAAGTGCCGATCTTTCGCCAAAGCCTTGAGCTGTGTAATTCTGTCCACCTCTTAGCATAGCCAATGGATCGACTGAGGTTGCCCGATTCATGTTTGAAGCATACCCGCCTAGCGATTGTGCCTGTTGACGGTTGTCTCGAATGATGTCTCGTAAATAATCTTCCCGACTCATCGCCTCAGCCGCAATCCCGGCATTGTCCATTCCCCGACCTCTTGCCACCAATCCCTCTCGGGCGGATTGAGTTGCTCGCCTTCTCATCTCAGGAGATAAGTCAGTCATCTGTGACTCCTGAAATGCTTGGTCAGCCAACAGATTAGCCTGTTGGGTGCGAGCTTGCATTAGTGGATCGGCTGAACGATAAGCTTCATTGATGTCAGCACCGAAGCGATTGATCATCGAGATGTCTGAACCTGCCTGACGCTCGGCCATTTGACCACCAAAGTCCTGTGCTCGCATGGCCTGATTTTCTGCAAGCTGTGCCATCGGGTCAGCGGCTCGCTGAGCGAGGTTTAACTGTAAATCCTGATACTGTGGATCGTACTGTTGGCGAGTCGATAGAAGTTTACCCTGAATGTCAGGTGATGACATTGCATTTACATAATCTCGAGCCGATTGTCCGGCACTGAACTTGGGCAAAGGAGGTGGTGCTTTCCCACCGCCAAATAGTTTCTGTAAAAAATATGAGGGTACGCCCGAACTGTTTACCGACTCGCCTGCCCCACCTAATTTCTTCAAAACACTTGCTTCCTCTTGATTTATATAAGCAAGCGATTCGCCTTTAGGGGCATTTTCATTTAAAAGCCTAGCGGCTTGTGCCAATGGATCTTTTTGTTTATTCATACTAGGTTTTAATTATATAATTTAAAATGATTGTGGGTTGCACACTACTATGGGCTGAGGATGCGTTTTGTGCTCCTCCTGTAACGCCAGCGGTGCTTAATGAATTAGAATTAATGTTTGGGACATTAAATGAACCATCGGCCATCTGTCCATTAGTTTGCCTCAAGTGAGTGTGAGTGTGATCAGGCAAGCCCGATTGTGCGGCTGTTAAAGTCACACCTTCTTCCCCACCTGCGGCTCCCAAGTTATCTCCATTCAGTCCACTTATTGTGCCGATTAAACGATTGGCGGAAGCTCCGCCCATATCATCCTGTCCTGCAATTACTCTTCCTCGGAGATCGGGGATATTAAAAGTGCTTGAACCGTCTCCTACTCCGTAGGTTGTGCCTACTAATCCAAATAAAGTTGAGTATGTTGTTCGACTGATTGCCGCACCGTCACAAAGCAAATAACCTGTTGGTGCGGCTGAAGCGGCATAAGGTAAAATAGTAGAGGTCGGCATAAGTACACTTACGGCCGCCGCATCGAGCTTTGCTGAGGTCACCGCACCATCCTGTATCTTGGCAGTGATGACGGAATCCGTTGCCAACTGTGTCGCTGTGATTCCGGCATCTTTAACTTTTAATTTTCCATTTCCTCCCGAAACTCCGTAAGTCGAATTATTCGCGATTAAGGTAGACCCATCTACAGGGTCGCTAAATACTGCTTGATTGCCTATGTCGTTCAGCTTGGTGGCCGTCACTTGATCTCCGCTTGCGAAAGTTTGTCCTGTTGTAATTACTCCCATGATTTTTTCCTCTTTATGAAATAGATGTGGTGCTCCTATCGGTTATCTGAGCGTCTACTCTTACCGCTCTTAAAAATGGTCTACCTGAACTTGGTTTAAAGTCTGCCTGTATTCCGAAGCCCTGTTTATTTACTCTTAGTCTAAGTGATGAATCCTCATCTGCTGGCAAAGTTGAACCGATCAGGCTAGAGATCGATGTGGCAGTCGATGTTGAATCGGGATCTTCCGATATAAAAGTGATATCCCCATCGGTTACCGTCTCACTTCCACTCTTTATATGAAACTCTGCCCGACTGAATTTCTTACGGTCTAAGGAATCAGCGTCATATTGACGAGTTGTTACTTGGCTGACAATAGGGATGGTTTCAGCTAACGCCTGACCGGCAGTCATGCTGACAACATCACCGCCCTCAAAGCCATCGACTTTATGCACTCCGCCCTCTTCAGTTGTTAAGTAAAGGGCATTCTGTGCACCTTCTTTTCCGACTATTAATTCTCGGATGGCAAACTCTTCAGAGTTGACAGTGTCGATGCTTTCAAAGCCTCCATTAAGAAAACTGTACACGATTATAGTGTTAAGCTTGGAAGCATTTCCTGCTCCTGCCACTGTGTCCAATGGTAATGCGATCCAATATTTATTGTCGAAATAGACTGCCGAAGATAAGTGAACATAGTCCTGATTAATTCGGTCGATGAAAGGCTGAATGGTTTCGGATATTGGTGTGCCTGTTCCCCGTAAATTATATTCATCTAGGAACTCCACGCTGTAAATACCTTGGTCGGATAAAAACATTATTTGGTTAGCTACCTGAACAACAGACTTTCTTGCCGAACATCCGATTTCTGTGGTTACCACATTAGTGGAAACATCAGCAAGAGATCCGCTTATCCCTGTCATTAGGTGGATCGATTTACGATTGAATACTACAAGCGAATCTTTGGTGAAAGGAGTAAGTTGAACGAGGTAGTCGCTTTGCCCTGCGGAGGGTCTAAACTGATTACCGATCACATCGATAGTGTCGAAATCCATGATGTCGGATGCTACGATTTCATCCCTTATCTCTCGGTCTGTAGGGGTGGTAGCTGAGGTATACCAAAAAGGCAACCACAGCCTTCTCTCATGAACGATTCCCCATGGTGCGGCGGGCTGGTGAATAAAGCCTTTCCCGACTGCCAATGGTTTATTAACTGTTAAAGTTTTTGAATCACTAGATGCCACATTTTCGACTTCTAAATTAAAGGTAAATTGATTGACTGTTGGTGCTCCTGTTACCCTAACTTTTTGATTTGCAAATAAATCGAATGGGCTGGTCCCTGACTGAATAGTTAATTCATCCCCAGCAGATAAGCCGTGAGAAGTGACATCCATCGTTACGACCCCATCCTGTGCAACGGTTGTGGTATCTGTAAGATAAACAGGTGCAGTATAGTCCCCGTTTGCCACTTTACTAAAATCCAAGAAATATTCTACCCGTGCACCCGAAACATTAAAGGTTGCCGTTTGGCTCGTTGCCATTGTGACGGTGAAAGAATTGGTTGATTCAGTTACCACTTGATAACAGCCATTCGGATCATTCGTATATGCACCCAATCCGGTTAGGGTAATATAATCATTAACCGAGCGGCCATGTGCAGTTGATGTGTTTACCGTTATTGTCTGCCCGCTTTGTGTTGCAGATGTGATACCTACTCGCTGAACTGCTGGGGTTGCCTCAAGAGTGGTTTGATTCGTCCGAAAGATAAACATCTTTCCGAGTCCCTGAGTCATTTGAACCGGCCCATCGACTGACTCTCCACCCGCCTCATAACGACACTTAAAAAGTGCTGAGTCTTTTAGGCGAAGAATTATGCAGGTGGTGTCAGTGGCAGTAAAAATGTAATCATCATTATTCGATGTTGCGTCAGAAAAGACCGCCGATCCGAATACCTGATTTACTCCGTTGTCATTGAGGGTAAAGCTGTAATTATCTGAGTCGTTCGGATCTCCTCCTTGAAACTTTAAAGTTGTACCTATGGCTGTGCCAGCACTTACGACTGAGGTATTTGGGCTTGTCCCTGCTGGCACTGATTCATCTTGTTCAGTAAATGGTTCATCTACCCCCGGTCCACTGTATGAAACCGAAGATGCAGACCATGCGGAAGCATTACTAGCATTTGTGCTACTAGACCAAAAAGATGAACCACCAGCAGTACCAGGCTCATTGCTAGATGAGCTAGTATTATCTTGTAAGCATTTATAAAATACTCCGTTATGCTTTACGAACGAACTAGAAATATAAGTGACTTGCTTTGTTGTAAAGTTAACTGACTCTAAGGGAAAAGTTCCATTGGGGCTATCAGTAGTAAAACCTAAATCTGCTATGGTGATATCATCTCCTGGTACAAAGGATAAAGATGGAGTCGAATTTAATGTTAAAGTGACAACTCCACTCTGCCTCTGAGCCGAGGCTATTATGAAGGGTAAACGAATTGCATTTAGTCCCGAAGTAATCGAGCCAAATAGAGTCGATAAACCCTTCCGAGTCTGCCAAGTTCCATCCTTATTCATCCGCCCATTCTTTGACAATGCTACCTCACCAGG